TATTTTAGGTATAAATTCTAATTCGTACATAGTTATTTAGTATTTAGTTTTTTAACAATTTTAGTATATTCTTCAGAAGTTATTTTACCTTCAAATAATTTAATAGTTAATCTAGTTAAATCTATATTAGTATTTTTAGTAATTATCTTCATAGTATTTGATATAGTATGTTATATAATTCATCTTGCTTGTCTTTGCTAAGATCTGTATAAGACTTCTCAAAACCGTCGTAGTTGTTGAGGTGATTAATTATTTGCTGAGTATATTCACCTTTTCTGACTGACTTGGCTACTTCGTCAAAAGCTCTTGACCAAGACCAGTTGCTAGGATTATTTGGATTATACATAGTTATTTATTTTTAAAGGTTATTAATTAGTTTATTTAGTTTTAGTTATTCTACATAACCATTACCACTTAACCACTTTAATATATAGTCAAGTTGAAATTCTGTTAATTCATTATTTTCTATTAACTCTACAAGAGTTTCTTCCATTTCTTCTTTATTCATAATTATTAGTTTTTTGGTGGCGTCAAGTGTTCGTATTATTTATACATGCTAAAGTATGACGATCAACTACATGTTTATGTAAAATGCTATTTAATGTTGTTAAGCATTTGTAATAGCTCGAGTAAGTTTTGCTCGCAATTTATTGATTGTAAGTGATTGCGTAAGTAATTATTATTAAGATGATGCTTAGTAATAGTTGTTGATTTGTGAAATAAATTTGGGTGAGATAGTATTAAGTTAATTAAATTTTGCATAGTTATTAGTTTTAAATGTTCATTAGATTATCCATTTAGTTTCGTATTTAGTCTGTAAAGATGTCATAAATAGTAGTTACTAAAATTGTTAGTGTGACGATAAGTGCAAATGAAATAGGTGCTATTAGAAACATCATAGTTTTATATTTTAAAAGGTGTATATTAGTTTATTAGTTGAAATTAGTTCTCAGGTGTTACACTTGTTATCTCAATAACTTACATAGTTATTATTATAAAAGTGTGACATTAGCCTATTAGTTATATAGAGTAACAGGCTATTGTCATAGTTTACTAAGATATTTCACTTAGTTCTCTACAGAATTTTGGTACTGTATTTGAGTTAGTATAACTTCCATACTCTTGAAAACATGGCATACTTTCAAACTTTTCTTGAAATGTAGTATATATTTCGTCATGATCATAAGTGAAAGTTTGATCTTTCTTGTTAGTGAAAGTTATTATTTTGTTTTCACCGATTAGAGTTTTTCTGATTACAAATCTTTTAGTTGTTAATTTAGAATTTTCCATAATTGTTTATTTTATTTTATTAGTTTAATTTATATTTAGTTTACATTGTATTATCCAAAGTTGATCGTATTTAGTTTGTAATTAAAATACTATATTTAGTAATTGATATACAAAGTTAATTACGTTAAGAATGAATAATGAAAGAAAAAATTTAAATGATATTAGTTTTAATTTATACATGTTAATTGTTTTTAGTTTATAATTAATTTACATAGCATTATCCATACATAGTCGTATTAGCTCTGTAGAATAATATATATAATATAAAATATAACACAATATAATATCATAAAAATCAAAATATATAAAATCGTATCGTATAAAACATAGGGGGCCACGAAATAATAATTTAATTTTCTTTTCAAATACAAAATATAATTGTGGGGGTATAGTACCTTAGTTCTATATATCTGATAACTTTTTTTTTATAGTGACACTAGCTAATTAAGTATATTAGTAACTAGCTTATGTCACACTACTGGTAAGTAAAAATTACTATTAATGTGTAATACACTAACTTATACAAAGAGGACAAAGTGTATATTATAGCCTCACAAAAATTAAACAACTAGAAAACATGGAAGAAGTTAAAGACGGTCCAGCGTTCATCGGGAAAAGAGCACGTGCAAGACGTAAAGCTCGTAAGTCTGCTAGAATAGATAGACGAATAGAACGAAGAGCAGCTAAGGGTAAAGACACAAGTAGGCTAGAAGCCAAGAAAGGCGTCGTCGATGCTAAGAAGGATAGAATCCAAAGTAAGATCGACCGAAAAGCCGCTAGAAAAGAAGCAAGACAAGATAAGCGTCAAGGGAGAAAACTTGATAGAATAGCTAAAAGACAAGAGAGAAAATCTATGTCTAAAGACGAAAGAAAAGCGAACAGAAGATCTAAAATGAAGGGGTTAAAATCGGCAGCTAAGAAAGTTGCAGGAGTAACACCAGTAGGGTTAGCTGTTAAAGGTGCTAAAAAAGTTGCACCAAAATTAAAAGAAGGAGCTAAGAAGGTAGCTAAAAAAGCATCTTCTGCTGCTAAAACTTTAAAAGCAAAAGGCACAGCAGCTGCTAAAGCTTTCAAAGAAACGCCAGCGGTGGCAATGTACGATGGGCCAGGTGGACAAGAAACTCCTAAATTAGGAAGAATGTCTATGGGACCAGGCATGTACGGTAAAGGATCTAAGATTTCTTACGGTAACTACCATAAACCAACCTACCAAAAAGGTAGCGCGGGACAGAGCAATTCACCATTCAGTATGAATTCTGCACATAAGATTCATAAACACATGAAAGGTAAAAAATAAATAAAATGGCTATAATATACACATATCCTAAAAAAAGTAATCCAACAGCAGAAGACCTACTATTAATAAGTGATGCTGTAGATAAAAAGACTAAGCAAGCAGATATTACATCGTTTCCTATAGTTACAAGCTGGTCAGCCGGTGACACTGGACTTTTACCTAGTGGAGACACTACTGGCTCTGTTGAACTAAAAGGCGTGTTGAAAATCGAACATGGTGGAACAGGTATTGGTAATGATAGTAAAGCTGAAGAAGAACAAACCTGGCAAGGAGAAGATGATCAAGGTACTTTATTATACTATGATTTAGCTACAGCAACTAACTTTAGATCATTAGCTAAAGTAGAAGCTAAAACTAGTGATGTAGATAAAGTTTTAACATTAAAACAAATTAATCCAGGAACAGGTGATATACTAGTTCCAATGTGGATGGATGGTGGTAGTTCTAGAGAAATAGAAGAACAAATAAAGAAACTTGAAAGTGATATTGAAAGAAACGCTGAAGGAATACAAGAAGCATCAGATCAAGCAAGTGAAGCTGCTGCAAAAGCTGCAGAAGCTTTAGATGCAGCAAGATCTGCAGAAGATAAAGCTACTGAAGCAGAGAATAAGGCTAATGAAGCAAGTGCTCAAGCAACAAAAGCGGAAGAAGGTGTTAAAAACCTAGAGTCTTCTATAGCAAGCAATACTGATTCTATAAAATCTTTACAAGCTAAAGAAGAAACTTTAAATAATAGAGTTACTGTATTAGAAAATCAAGAACCTCAAGATATAACAGAACTTGAGAATAATATAAAAGATTTACAAAAAGCAATTGAATCATTAAACGAAACAGTAACTAATCAAAACGAAACTATTAAGAGTTTAGAAGAGCAACTTGAAACTGTAAGTGGCAATGTTGATGATGTAGATACAGAATTAGACACTGTTAAAGAAGATATTAAAGATATTGACGGTGAAATAATAGTTCTTAAACCTCAAGTAACAAATGCTGTAAGTGATGCGACTACTGCTAAGGAAGACGCTAAGAGAGCTAGTGCTGAAGCTGAGAAAGCTAGTGCAGATGCGGAACAAGCAAACACTAAAGTAGTAAACTTAGAGACTACAGTTAACAACCAAGAAGGTGAAATAGAAACTATCAAAGGTAATGTTTCATCAAACACAACTGAAATAAGTAGTGTTAAAACAACGGCTGAATCAGCTAATGCAACAGCAAAAGCAGCAGATGCTACAGCTAAATCTAACACAACTGAAATAGCTGCCGTAAAACAAACGGCTGATAGTACTAAAGAAAACCTAGATAACTTAGAGGCTAACCCACCATGGCAGCCTAAAGATGAGGCACCAGAAGAAAAATAATATTCTACATAACCGTAGAACCTATATATAAACCAAAAACTAAATAACATGACGTTTTTATATACCAGCAGTTTTAGAGCTGCTACACAACCAGATCAAAAAATGATCGACCATTGGAAACATATAACCCAAAAGAAAAACTGGAGGATTGTACAGTTACCAAATGGATTCTATCAAACAGAATATCTACATCCTGAAGAAGGAGATTGGATAGATGTTACTAGAAGAGAAACAATGGAAGGCGCTGAGTCTGCAATTGATGGATCAATAGAACATTATACTAAAAAGTTAGAATTTTTAAAAGGACCAAAAGTGGTAAAAACTTTTGAATAAAAACAAATCAAATATAATTTAATTAAATATGGAAAATATCAAGTTAGTTAAAGAACTGGCTTTTGGCGATGATGCCAGAGGCCAGATCTTAGCTGGCGTAGAAAAACTAACCAATGCTGTTAGTTCTACGTTAGGTGCTAGTGGTAAGTGTGTAATACTAGAAGACCACAATGGAAACCCACAAATAACAAAAGATGGTGTTACTGTAGCAAACAGTATAACACTTAGAAACCCACTAGAAAACATCGGAGCTACTTTAATAAAAGAAGCCGCTCAAAGAACTGTAAGAGATGCTGGTGATGGTACTACTACCGCGACCGTTCTAGCTAGAGAAATTATAAAAGAGTTTTCAGAGCATGATGAGATAGATACTTTAAGAAATATAAAAGCTGGAATAAATAGTGGTGTTGATAAAGTATTAGCTTACTTAAAAAAGAAAAGTAAAAAAGTTAAAGGTAAAAAAATAGATCAAGTAGCCACAATATCCGCTAACAATGATGAAGAACTTGGTAAACTTATAGGTAAGGCTTTTAGATTAGTAGATGAAACCGGTGTAGTAATGATGGAGGTAAACAATAAACCAGAAACATCGGTAGAATTAATTGAAGGCTTACAATATAATAAAGGATTTAAAAATACACATTTTATCACAAACAACGAGAATAAAACAGTAGAGTTAAATAATCCTCTTGTTTTGGTTGTAGAATCTAAAATAGATAGTATAAGAAAAATACAACCAATACTAGAGCATGTTATAAGAGGTAACCACTCGTTGTTGATAGTTGCAGATGTAGACAAGCAGGTTGAATCTGCTTTGGCTATGAATAAATCTAAAGGTAATATAAAGATTAACATAATAGACGCTCCTAATCATGGTATAAATAGGAAAGAATTATTAAGTGATATAGCTTTAGTAACAAAAGCTACTTTAGTAAATGAAGATTTAGGAGATGATATGGATTTAATATCTATAGAACATCTAGGATCTTGCAACAAAGTTACTAGCGACGCATTAGAAACAACTTTTAAAATCGATGCTTCTGACAATGAAAAGTTAGATGAGACAATAGCAAATATACGCAGTCAAATAGCTAAAGCAACCTCACCTGAATTAATAGTAATGTTAGAACAAAGACTTGCTAAACTTAACGCTAAAATGGCTGTTGTTAAAGTAGGAGCTAGTTCTGAAGTAGAATTGAAAGAAAAGAAAGATAGAGTTGAAGATGCTATTTGTGCTACAAAAGCTGCGATAAAAGAAGGTATAGTACCAGGTGGTGGTATAGCTTTATTCAATGCTTCTCAGAATTTAGAAGCGAATAATATAGGAGAAGAAGTATTATACTGCGCTATACGTAAGCCGTATGAAATTATATTGCAGAACGCAGGTATAAATCATTATGAGCAAACTAGGGAAGAAGGAATAGGATTAGATGTGGTTACAGGAAATACGGTGGATATGGTAAAAGCCGGAATAATAGATCCTTTACTTGTAACTAAAAGCGCACTAAAAAACGCAGCTTCTGTGGCTACAACTATAATGTCTACCGATTGTGTAGTTAACAATATAAGAAATGAAAGCGATAGGTAAATACATAGTTATAAGTCCTATCAAAGAGGATAATACTAAAACAAAGGGAGGTTTGATTTTAGCTGAATCACATAAAACAGATTTAAGATACAGACGTGCTGAGGTAATAAACCCCGGCACGGATGTTAAAGTTTTAAATGAGGGTGACAAGATATTTTATGACAAAGCTGCTGGCTTTAAAATAGAAATAAAAGACAAAGAATACAAAGTAATAAAAGAACAAGACGTAGTAATAATATTATGAGTAGATTAAGAAGAGGTGGTAAGTACATAGGAGGTTCGTTTGCTAAGCAATTTAGTCAAGCGAAGATGAACGGTACACCCATGTTTAGCATTCACAAATCACCACTTAATGTAGTGGTAGCTGGAGAAGATCCCAGTGCTGTTGAAGATGTTTCAAAGCCTGATGCTGAAGATGGCGCATCTACCGCTTCTCAAAGTACTGGTAGTATAAAAGATATAGTTCCTAAAAAAGTAGGTAGTGAAGGTAGGCGATCTACTTTAAATGACTTTTGGGCTAAGTCAAAAGCTATGAAGGAAGATGCTGACGAAGAAGCTAGATTAGAAGCAGAGAGAAAAGCAGAAGAAGAAGCAGCTGAACAGGCAGAGAAAGAAAGAGAAGCTTTAAGTCAAGGAGCTAACATTGCTGGTTCTAGTGATGGTGGTAAAGGTAGTGGTAAAGCTAGAAGACAAGCAAAACGTGCGGCTAAAAGCGCAGCTAAAGATGAAAAGAAAGCGTTAATGGCAGAGTGTTCTGGATTAAAAGGTAGAGCAAAAAGGCAGTGTAAAAAAGGTGCTAGACAAAACTTTAAAAAAGATAAGAAGTCTATTCGTAAAGAAAATAGAGCTAAACGTAGATCTAACACTAAAAAGAAAATTAGTAAAGCATTCTGCACTAAAAGAAGAAGAAGAAAAGGTAAATGTTAAATTATGGGAAGTAGACTAAGTAAAGAAGAAAGAGAGTATCGCAGACAGAGTAGGCGAGAATCTAGAGAGCATAACAGACATGCAAGAAAAACTGAAGGTACTAGACTTATGCAAGGACTTAGAAGGTTAAAGAATAAAAAGAAGCATCAGTACAATGCTCCACCTCCAAATCAACCTAGTCAAAAGACTGATGAGGAATACTACGATAGAGGTGATTACGAGAATTCTTATTAGTTATGAATCGTAGATTAGGTTCTTCTGATTTAAAAAATATAAACCTTTTAAAACACTATCGTATAATAAGGAAATGGGCTTGCAAGACAAGTGATCTTAAAGAAGCGGACCTTGAGCTTTTAATATATTTAGAATCATTAAACCATTTTACTAAACACGATTTCAAACAAGGTACGTATTCTTATAGCTGGGATAATAGACGCTGGAACAGATTATTGAGCAATGGGTGGATTAAGGTGTGGAGAGAGAGAAACCGCACAACTCAAAAATATCATATATATAAAGTTTCTACAAAGTGTTCTCAGCTTATAAGTCGTATTTATAGAATAATGTTAGGCGAAGAAGATATGCCTACTAAAAAGATAGATAAGAATAATAAATATATTTATAAGGTAACATCTAGAGCTATAAAATTCGTTAACATGGATAAATTAAGAACAAATGGCATATAAACAACACTCAAGCCCTTTTAATAACAACTTAAAAGGATCATTTACTAATCCAAATACTAGGAATAATTCTTCAGGTAATTTAAAATATCCTGATCCTATACTAAATGAGACAGCTGATGGTACAACTGTAGAAGAACCCACAGGTGAAGAAGATGAAAATACTGAAAAAGGTATGAATGACGATATGGTTGCTACTATCGACAACGCAAATCGTGTAGAAGAAGACTTAAAAAGTGCTACTGATTGGAGAAAAAACAAACAATCTCGTAGAAAAAACAAAAGACAAAACAATCAGTTAGTAAGAAAACTAGAAAGAGGCGAAAGAAAAGGAGAATTATCTGCAGATGCTAAAGAAACCCTAGCAGAAGCAAAAGAAAGACAAAGGTTTATGGAAAAAAACTCTGCAAAAGGCATGACAGTTGCTGATAGAGAAGCAGAATTTCAAAAATTTAACAATAGAGACAAGTCCGTTGAACCTATGGTTCAAGATATTGACAAAGGTGAAAGCATATTTAATAGTGGAGCTTTAGACTGGACAGGACCATCAATGTACAAACAAAACGATATGGATAATAAAGACATAAAATACGGGGTTAAGTACCTCAGATCAAAGGGAGGAGCTTTTCCTATGGTAGCTCCACAAGAACAGGCTAATCCTTATGGTGAGCCTATAAAAAATAGAGCTGGTAGAGGACCAGAAAGTAACCAACTTACTAATGATCCTAACATAATGCAGCCTACTAATAGAATTGCTAACAGTACTTATAATACTAATCAAATGTTTGGCAATATTGCTAGTAATGCTGGTAATCCACACGGAGCAGGAACTATGATGCCTCAACATAAGACTGGTTACACACCGGCTTATGGTCAACCTTCCAAAGCTTTAGTTGGTGATCAAGATCAATTACCAGAACATTTACAAAATGCTATAAAAAATTCTGGACCAGGTATGTATGATCAAGATGGACCTGCTAGTTTTGATGGATTAGTAAAAAAATTAGAATCTGAAGGTAAGTCAAAAGAGGCAGCTACTAAAATAGCTGGTAAAGTAGCGAATGCTAAAATGCATGGTGCTGGATCAGGACCTACTGCTGCTCAAAAAGCTAGATCAAAAGGAGCTGGTATGTACAAAGGAAGTGATGGACCTGCAATTGCTCCAGCAGTATTAGCAGCTGCTAAACCAATAATAGGTAAACTTGCAGGACAAATGGTACAAAAGGCAGCTGGAAACAAAATGGACGAATTATTAAATAAGAAAAAGAAATCCTCCAATGGTTTTCCAATGCATAATCATGATCACACAAAGATAACAAAGGGTAATGTTAAAGCTGCAGAGAAAGACGATGCTGCACACATAGATTACTTGAAGCAAGATATAAACTATGATGCTAAGCATGGTGGTAGTAATAAGCAAATGACAGATGATGAAAAGCATATTTCTAAGTTAGCTGGTGATCTTAAATATGATAATTATACTAAAAGAAAATATGATAATACAGGAAGTGCTTTATCTTTTGAAATGAGTGCGCCTTACAAGCAGGTTAAGTATTCTCACTCTTTTAATGATTCACCTATGAATATGGGTCCATTTGAAGAAACTGAAATACCTATGAACAAAAAAACAGTTGCTCAAGATCAATCTGAAATTACTAGTGTAAAAAAGAGGGGAAATACTGTAATAGCTAAAGGTACCGGTTCTATGGGAGAAAAGGTTAAAATGAAGTCAAAGCACAAAAAGAACAAAACAAAATTATCAGGTCAATTCTAAAACAAATATTATGCCAAGCTACGGACAAAAACAAAAACCAGCAGGAAAAAAATTATCTTGCGGTTGCAAGCCATTAGGTACTAGAGTTATGAAGTCTAATAAAACTAATATCATACCTAATTTAAAGAAAATTGATAACATAAAGTATAAGGGTAATCCTGTACTTAACGCTAATAAGTAATGGGAATCGATGATCTAAAGTTATATTGTTTTAATATAACTTCTTTCACAATCGCAAGTTTAGATTGGTTAGAACCTATACTTAAAGTTACATTACTTATCGTTACTATAGGTTACACCGTGAACAAATGGTATGTAATGAAAAATAAAAACAATGAGACAGATTGATAAAATAATTGTTCATTGCTCTGCAACGAGAGAAGGAGAGAATTTTGAAGTAGCTGAAATACGCAAATGGCACGTTGAAGGACGAGGCTGGAGCGATATCGGCTACCACTTTTATATCGACCTGTATGGAGAAATACACAAAGGTAGAGATATAAGTAAAATGGGAGCTCACACGAAGGGGCAGAATCGTAATTCAATAGGCATATGCTATTGCGGAGGCGTTGAATCAGATGGTAAGACTCCCAAAGACACTAGACTCGATTGTCAAAAAGAAGCTTTAGTTGCTGTACTTAGAACTTTAAAAGCTATGTACCCTAATGCTATAATACATTCACACAAGGACTTCGCTAATAAAGCTTGTCCATCATTTGATGCAACTAAAGAATATGAAAATCTCTGAAGGAACAGAATTTAAAATAGACATTAAAACTATTATAAGTATAGTAGTTGTAACGTCGATGTTTGTAGGTATGTATTATACTTTACAAGACGATATATCTGATGCTAAGAAAATGCCTAAGGCAGTTATAGATCGTATAGAATATGATTTAAAACAAGATTGGCACACACAGCATATAAACAAACTAGAAGAAGAAGTTAAAGAACTTCGTGATTGGTGTAGACAGATAGATAAAGAATTAACAGATGGCAAAAAAAGATGAACCTAAAAAAGACGCCTGCTATCACAAAGTAAAGGCAAGAGTTAAAGTATGGCCAAGTGCTTATGCTTCGGGCCAGTTAGTGCAATGTCGTAATAAAAACAAATAATGGCAACTAGAAAAGTTTGTTTACCAAAAGCTAAGATAGCCAGTATGAGCAAAGCTGAGAAAGATAAGGTTATAAATGCTAAGAAGTCAGCAGCTAATCGAGGTGATAAAAAAAGATCTAGTGAGTCAAACGTAAAAGGTGCTCGTAAAAAAGGAGCTACATTAAGAGATTGGTTTAAAAAAGAACAATGGACTAATGTAGAAACAGGTGAAGAGTGTGGTGCACCAAGTATGTATCAAAGTCCTTTAGATAAAAAATTAAAGTTTGGCAGAAAGAAAAAGAAAAAGCAAGTCAAACTATCTGTTGGAAGAGGAGAAAAGTTATCTGTTAAAAAAGGTAGTGGATTAACAGCAAAAGGTAGAGCTAAGTATAATAAGGCTACCGGAGGTAACTTAAAAGCTCCAGTAACTGGTAAGGTAAAACCAGGCAGTAAAGCTGCAAAACGAAGAAAATCTTTCTGTGCTAGATCTAGATCTTGGAAAGGGCCTAGAGGTATAGCAGCTAGGAAAAGATGGAAATGTTAAAACAATAATTATGGAAAAAATAAAAATGGTAGTTAATCACCCGTTATCTAAAGCTGTAGCTTGTGGTATTGTCGGTGCATTTATGTTAGCTGAGAGTCATGCGTTTTATTCAGGTGTAGCTTTTGGTATTGCAATAAGAGAAGTTTTGTTAGCGTTTAAATCAGAGTAATGGCTAAATTTAAAATGGGTAATGCTCCCTATAAAAAAGATGTAACCCCTGTTTATCAAGTTCCTTTTGATAACCCCGGCTTAGTAGCTAAGGCAAATGATAATGGTACTATAATAGTAAACAAAGATTTGGTAAAAGACAAAGAGCTAATGGATGAAGCTATGTCTCATGAAAAGAAACATCTTAAGGATATGCAAGATGGTATTCTTTCTTATGATTCTGATAGTGTTACATACAAAGGTAAGAAGTACGATAGAGATTCTTTTCACGAAGGTAATGATAAATTACCTTGGGAAGCACCAGCGTACAAAGCAGGTAAAGAAAAACAGGAGTTTGATCTTACACCTAATCCAAACAAGCTAGATGGACCACCTAGTTTTAGCCCTATGAGTTTTGATAAAATAGGTGGTAAGAGTGGCAGAAGAGACGAGGACGAAGTTAATATGAGTGAATCTTTTGGAAGCTTTATGATGAAGAAAAAATGGGGTGGACCAGCGGTTTCAGGTGGAAGTGAAGAGGATAAAAAGAAAGCTGATAAATCAGCCGAGGAAGAAGCTAAAGAAAACGCTGAAAAAGATAAAGGAAAAACTACTACTTCTACAAAAACAACTAAAACCACAGGTGAAGATGAAAAAGGAGAGTATGAAGATGTTACTACGGAAACAACTACAACTACAGATAGACATGGTGATGGTAAAGATTTAACATGGGAAGAACGTAGACAGATAGCTATAGACAAAGGTTGGGTAAAGCCAGATATAAGTTTAGAAGAGTATATAGCTAAAGCGGAAAAAGACTTAAGTGATACTGAAGTAACATCTAGTACAAAAAGAATATACAAGCCAAAAACAGAAGAGACAAAAAAAGACCCAGAACCACTAGAACCTAGAAACATTGCAACATTGTTAAATGAGTATAGAATAAAGAATAATGTTGATATGACTTATTATGATCCAGAGAAACCAGGAGGAAGAGGAAGACATACTCCAGAAAGTTATTACGAGGAAAATAAACATTTTAGAGATTGGGTTGAAGCACAACAAAGAGAAGCGGTAAACGCCGGTCAAGAGAGACTTGATGACAGCGTATATGATGATGTTAATGAAGGAACTAATATAACTAAAACACCTGAAAACAAAAATGGAACATCAATGTTTAAAAAAGTACCTCATCTAGTTAATAAAGTCAAAGCAAAGATAAATGGCTAAGAAAGATAAAAAGAAATTTAAAGACACAAAAGTAGGAATTTTTTTAAAAGAAAAAGCTCCTGCTTTTTTAGATACTGTAGGCGAGTTTTTACCAGATCAAGGTGGTTTAGGTATAGTAAAAAACCTTATATCAAGTGATTCTAATATTGAAACTAAAGATAAAGAAACTGCTTTAAAACTTTTAGAACAAGACATAGCTGAGATGAATAATATCTCAGAGAGATGGGCTAGTGATATGAAGAGTGACTCATGGCTGAGTAAGAACACTAGACCTATGACGCTAATATATCTTACTTTAGCCATGACAATATTTATAGTATTAGATTCAACAGTACTATTAGAAATTAAAACGGGTTGGGTTTCGTTATTAGAAGCTTTACTTATTACAGTTTATGTAGCATACTTTGGGTCTAGAGGCGCTGAAAAAATAACTAAAATAAAAAATTAAAATGGGAACAACTAAAGTAGATATAAGTGGAGTAATAGGAAACATGCAAGCAGAACCTAGGGTTTTTGCTCACGATGCTATTCCAATAAATGTTTCTGACTTTGGAAATTTACTAATGCCAGATCCTACACAAGGAGAAAGATCATTTAATAGGGGTTGCTGTATATATGTTGGTGTAGAAAGTAATATAGAAGTACAAATGGAGAGTGGTAGGTTATGCACTTTTAAAAGAGTAGCACCTGGTAGTTTTTTACCTATATTAATTATAAAAGTAATTGCCGCTGAAAGAATAAATGAAGATGGTTCTACTAGTAATGTTAGTGATGGTGATCTAGTAAGTCTTTGGTAGTATGTGGTTAAGTAATGGATATATAATACCAATAACTATAAGACAAAGAAATCAGGCAGCTAATTATATACCACCGCCTGAAACATTTTTTATAGAATTAGAATCTGGTTTAGGTTTTGTTGAACTACAACAAACTACGTTTTTAGCTTTAACTGAAGAAGCTCCTTAAAAATTTAATAATGGCGAATAAGAAGATAAGTGGATTTGACGATCTAAGAAAAACACCTCAAGGTACTGGAGATGCTGACATAACATACGTTGCTGGTTTTGCTGCGTTTGGTACAAATGATGCTAATACTCCAAATGTTAACGTTCAGTTTTCTGGAGCTGAATTAATAGTATCTTTACAAAAGAAATTAGATTTATCACTATTTCAAACAGGTATATTACCAGCGACTAGAGGTGGTACAGGTTTAACTAGTATAACCACTTTACAAAACATAAACGTGGATTATGCTACTGATGGTAGTGGTGTTTTACCTGTTGCTAACTGGTTACCAACTGGTGGAACGGTAAATCAATATATAGATTATCAAGGTAATTGGCAAACAATAACTACAGGATCTAATTATCAAGCGGGTGATGGTATTGAAATAGATGTTAGTACAACACCTGATACTATAAAAGCTAGTTTAAAAGCTAATGGTGGTATTGTTTTTGAAACAAATAGATTAGCGTTAGATCTAGGTGCTACATCAATAACAGGTACATTAAAAGTGTTAGATGGTGGTACAGGTTTAAGCACTATAGGAAGTGTTGGAGATTCTATTAGAATAAACTCTACTTCTACAGGTTTTGAATACTATACACCCGCAGGTCAAGTTCAATTTACAGCTGGAACAGGTATAACTTTAGACAACACGGTAGCTGGAACTATACAAATAACTAATAGCTCTCCAAACAATCCTGACTCTTATGGGCTTTCAGCTACTACAGGTAATAACCCAAATATTAATTTACTTAAAAACAGTAGTACTCCTGCTGGTACTGTTAATATAGTAGGTGGATCTAACGTTACTGTAGATGGAGGAACTGTTTTACCTGGTACTATAACTATTTCATCAACTGGTGGTGGTGGTCCTGAAGCCTTTACTACTTTAACAACTGACGCTACAAGTGGAGAAGTTGAATGGGATTTTGCTAATGACGGTGTAAATATAGAATTAACACCTGTAGCTGGAAAATTAAATAATATCGTTATGAAAAACGGTACTTTCCCAGACAATGGATCTCATGGTTACCTAGTTTTAAATCCAACAAATACTACTGCTTTTCAATTACCACCTAATTCATTAATATTAAACGGTGATGTATTTCCTAATGGTACTAATCCTACTACTTATGAATATGTATATGATGGAACTAATTTCTATTGGGAGAAACAATCTAACTTGGTAGCGCCAATATATCCTCCAGTTAATCCATTCCCTACTCAAAACTTAATAGGAGTTTGGGATCCTGAAACAATTAACCCCGCATTTTTATTAGCTGGAAACCCTTATGACGATGCTATTGTACCGGATGATCCTGGTAATGCTGGCGACATACAAGTAAATTATGGTATTGGTAACGGTGCAACTTGGACAAATAGTTACACGGTTAACAATATCATTGGAGACATGACAGCTACTAGTAACCCTGCTAGTTCAAGTACTAGTTACAAACCATCTTTTGTTAAGAATGATGTAGGACCTTTAAAAGAACAAACATATGATAGTACTACTACTCCACCTGTTTTAGTTCCTAATCCTACTTCATTAGCTTCTGTTGTAAACACTCAAGCGTTTTATTTCCAAGACTTAATCGTAACAGGAACTGGTACTTATACAACTGTAGGTTCAGATATAGAGGTTCAAAATGGTAGTATAGACGTTTCAAGAGGAGCTCAGTTTAAGATTACTAGCGATGGAACCGATATAACAGAAATAGAAGTAACACTTGGAGGCGATGGATATAGTATTGGAGATTTAATACAAGTAGATTTAAGTAGTAGCTCTATAGCTTCTGGTGAGTTATATATATTAATACAAGGTCCAATGTTGGATGGGTTAGCTGCAATACAGTTTGGTTATCCAGAACAAGCAGAGTTTGGTGCTGAAATATATAACCAACAATATGGTTTTTCTTCAACAGCGTTTAATACAGCTCAAAATAATATTAAAACAGTTATGATGTGGGTATATGGAGCTTTTCCAGATCAAAGTACTTACAACTGTTTGTTTGATTGTAGAGATTCTACCGGTAGTACAGATGCAGAAGCAATGTATATAAATGGTTCAACAGGTACTACATTCTTATATAGTCCAACTGCTACATTTACTAACTTTCCAAAATGGAGAGACTACTCTTCTGGCGGAGGTTATAACGCAAACAATCAATGGACGTTTTTAGTATTCACTTATTTTCCTAATGGTAATAGTAGTTTTGTAGCTGGATTTTTTGCTAATCAAGATACGGTTGATAATAAAGCTCCTACATCACCAGGTGGAACTAATATAAACAATTGGGCTTATCAAGGTACTTTAGGAACAGAGACAGTAGGAGTAGACGAAGATGGATTCTGTACACAAGTATTGAGTGGTTTTAATCTAGATGAAGACGAGTGGGATGATTTTCATATAGGAAACTCAGCTACTGAAAATGAGGGATTAAGAGCTAAAATTGGTAAATTTGCTTTATATAATGCAATAGTACCAGCAACGGATATCTTGCAAGCGTGGAATGCTTCAAAAGGATATTACGGAATAACATAAACAATAATTAAATTTAATTAAATGAAAAAAATAGAAAAAGAAGAATTAACAAAAATCAAAGATCAACAAATGAAAACCGCTACTATACTAAATGAGATAGGTTATTTAGAAAGTAGAAAACATCAGTTACTTCATGATGTTGCAGGTTTAAACGACACTATAAATATCTACAAGAAAGAACTTACTGAAAAATATGGAGATATAAACATAAACTTAGAAGATGGTTCTTACACCCCTGTAGAAGAAACTGTAGCAGAAAATGTCTAGTGTAATTAGAAAAATTAGTATAGGTTCTGATTACAAAAACGATGCAATGCATTATTCTATTGGTCAAGAAGTTTATGGTGGTCATGTTATATGCGATATTATACACGATAAAGAACAAGATAGTGAATACTCTATTTACATCAAAAAAGATAATGAAGTGTTACCTTGGAAAAAGTTCAATCGTAATATGGCAATAGCTGTTGAATTTGATTTAAAATATTAATGAAAAGTTTATATAAATTTATTATAAAGCCTTACGATCAAAGATATGATAATGTCAAACAAGTTGATGGTAAGGAATTAATATTAAATTCAGATATATCAGAATTCAAATATGTAAGTAAGAAAGCTGTGGTTGTTTCTACACCCACGGCTTTTGATACTAATATAAAAAAAGGTGACGTAGTATATGTTCATCACAACATATTTAGAAAGTGGTACGACCAAAAAGGTGTTCAAAGAAGTAGTGGAAGTTATTTTAAAGACGATTTATATTTTGCTTCTATAGATCAAATATATATGTACGAAGGTAAATGTCATTTAGATTATTGCTTTGTTAAACCAATAAAGAATACTTCAAATCTAAGAACATCAAAAGAGAAAGAACACTTTGGTATATTAAAATACTCTAATAAGCTCTTAGAAGCTGTAGGATTAGTACCTGGATCGCTTGTTATATTTACACCAAACTCTGAATTTGAGTTTATTATAGATGGTGAAAAATTATATTGTATGAAATCTAAAGATATAGCGGTAACTTATGAAAGTCAAAGAAACTAAAAAAAGAATTATAGACGCTGGTCAAAAAGCTATAGAAGAATTAATTAAGGTAGCAAAAGAAAAGATCGTAGACTCAGACGACGATGTAAGCGCTGACAGACTTAAGAACGCTGCCGCTACTAAAAAGCTAGCTATAATGGACGCGTTTGAAATATTAACTCGTATACAAGAAGAAGAGGAAATGTTAAGTGAAAAACCTAAAGAAGCTAAAGAACAAAAGGCTTTTAAAGGTTTCGCAGAAGGGCGTAGCAAATGAGTTATCAACAAACGTTGTATAAAATAGTTGAAGAAGCTGTTAATCCATCTATACTAAAGAAAAAGAATAGGTTTAAAAAATGGGAATACGGTTATGATCCTGAATATGATTTTATAATAATTAGTAAAACAGGTAAAATTGGACAGGTTATTGAAATACAAAATCTTCGCATCGCATTACCAGCAGAAGAAGAACCTTTTAAACGAAGCGATAATAAAGAGGAACAATACTGGGAAAGACAAGAATATCCCAAGGAATTAGCGAGAATTAAAAGTAGATTTGATTGGGAAGAGTATCCATCAGATTTTAAAGAAAAATGGTACGATTACATAGATGAAGAATTTAAACACAGAGAGTTGGGTTATTGGTTCTATAATGGTGGTTTGGCCACTTATATTACTGGTACTCATTACATGTATTTGCAATGGTCAAAGATCGACGTCGGAGCTCCCGATTATAGAGAGTCAAATAGACTCTTCTTCATATTTTGGGAAGCATGCAAGGCAGATGATAGATGTTATGGAATGTGCTATCTTAAAAACAGACGGAGTGGATTTTCTTTTATGTCCTCAGCTGAACTTGTCAACCAAGCCACAATATCTTCAGATGCCCGATTCGGCATCC